GATTCGGTTCAGTTTGGCGGCAAGTACATTCCGGTAAATAAAGACGATCCGACTCCGGGCTATATGGTTTGGCAGGCGCAGCTTGACGCAGCGTTCAAAGAGCTTGACGTCCTCTTCAGTAACGTCTTTCAAATGGCCGAGACACCGCAGTGGTTATTCGGCACGACGATTTCCGGAGATAATTCAGGCGGCACAGGCACGTCTCACACAGACGGCGCGGCGATCAAAGCTCGCTTCATGCCGATTCTTTCGAAGGTAAAGCGTGTTCGGACGCACTATGATAAGGCAATAAGAGATGCATTGTGGACGTGTATGTTGTTGGATAAAAAAATAGGCGATTTAAACGTGGAAGAGGCAGTCTATCCAAAGGCTATTTGGAGCGACGGCCTTCCGAAGAATGAAAAAGAGCTCGCTGAAATTATGCAAATCCGTACAGGCGGCAAGCCTACGATTGACGTTCGCGGAGCCATTAAGCAGCAGGACGATGTGGACGACGAAAAAGCTGACGAAATTATTCGCCGCATTGAGGAAGACGAAAAAACGACGAGCGGCTTTGTTGACGGATCGATTTTCAACAAGGAAGAACCAGAAAAGACCCCTTCGGACGAGGATAAAGAGGAAATCGCAGAGGAGGACGATAGTTAATGCCTCGTTCTCCTGAGCCTCAATACGATTATCAGACGAATCGGCTTGCCGGATATTATCAGGAAGCAGTACGAGACATTTTGGCGGAGCTTGAACGAATTGACCTCGATAATTTTCGAAGGGCTAACGCGTTGGCGACCTTGAAATCTATTAGCGAGATCCTCAGCGATTTAGACGAAAAATCTTCCGCATGGATCAAAAAGAATGTTCCGAAGGCGGCCACCGATGGTATTGCGCGGGCACTGGTCGCTCTGGACGTAGCAAAGACGGTGGCGGACGCGGAAAAGGTCGTTGCTTTTAACGAGGTAAACGAGTACATGGTTGCGGCTGCTGTAGCGGATACGCAGTCGGATTTATTAGCAATTACGCAAAACGTCGATAGGAAGACGCGGGCCGCCGTGAGGAAAGCCGTTTCGGATTCGATGCGGCTTAATATGACCAAAGGGACGAACGGACGGCGGAGCATAACGGATCTGGTGCGCAAGTCTCTTCGGGCTTCGGTGAATACCGGCATTATCGACGCGAGGGGAAATCGATGGAAGCCGGAAGTGTATGCGGACATGGTCGTCCGTACAAAGATGATGGAAACCTACCGGGAAGCTCATACGAATGAGGCGGTAAGTCGTGGCGCATATTATGCGCAAATTTCGTCGCACGGAGCGAAGGATCTATGCCGTCTCCACGAGGGACAAATCATTAAGCTGACTGACGATGCTCCCGGCAATTATCCGACATATGACGAACTCAAAGCGACCGGGGAGATATTTCACCCGCGTTGTAAGCACGTAATTTCTACAATAAGAAACCCATCAAGCGCCGTGTAGCGCTTTTTTATTTTGTCCGAACGTTATGACGTTAAAAGAAACGGCTGCATCACTCAATAGCCGACGGGCTTTAAGCGGTGGAGGGACTGTATGAGCGAAGAACTTAAAGAAACGCAAACAAGCGAGGTTACCGATCAAACTACGGCTGAGGTGCCGGAAAATAAACCTGAAGCGCAGACGGTGACTATGACGCAAGAGGAATTTAACGCTGTAATTGCTCGCGAAAAGGGGCGCGTTAAGAACAAGTACGCTGACTATGACGAAGTGAAGGCGAAACTTAGCGATTACGAAAAAGCCCAGAAAGAACGCGAAGAGGCGGAAATGACCGAGCTGGAAAAGCTTACGAAACAGCTCGACGAAAAGGCCGAAGCTGAAGCCACCTACGTAAAGCAGATTGAAGATTTAAAAGCGGCTGCTGAACAGGAAAAAGTGGCGAACGAATTTATCAAGGTTGCTACGAGCAACGGCATCGCCTACATTGACGACGCTTTACGTCTGGCTGACCTATCCGCGGTAAAGGTTGAGGACGGAAAAGTAATCGGCATGGAGGACGTTGTAAAGGGGCTCGTTGACAATAAACCGTACTTGGTTGCGAAACAACAAACGCTCAAACCGATCGGCCAGCCCTCTAATAGTGGAGGAGACGGAGACGGCGGCGAAATCAAGACGTTAGAAGCGCAACTGAGCGAAGCAAGGAAAGAAAAGAATTTTTCGAAGGTTATCGAGCTTTCAAACAAATTGAAATCACTTTTGAAGAAGTAGGGGGAAAATAAATGTTAACTAGTTACGATTTTAAAGATCAGGTACGCCAGCTTGACGCCGGAATTGACCTTATTATTCAGGATGAACCGACACTACTCGGTCTGATCGGCTTAAACGGAGAGGCACTCTATCAGACTAAATTCGAGTGGATGTCTGACCGACTGAACTCAAATCTCGCGACTGTTAAATCGGTAGCGGAAGACGGAAAAATTACTGTGGCGGAAGATGACGGGGAGAAGTTCCGTAAAGATGCCATCGTTGTTATTGGCGAAGAGTATCTGAAAGTCACAAACGTGTCCGGCGATGTGCTGACGGTTGTTCGCGGATTTGACGGAACAGTTCAAGAGGAAATCAAGGTGGGCTCTGAGCTGCGCATCGTTTCCCGTCCGCAAAATGAAGGCGCTGGTGTCGGTATCGATGAAGGTCATGACCGTTATGTAGATTACAACTTCACGCAAATCATTGAAAGATACGCGGCTGTATCGAATACTCAACAAGCAGTCCGTACACATAACGTATCGAGCGAGCTTGATTATCAAGTACAACTACGTCTTAAAGAGATGGCGCGTGAATTTAACGACTGGTTGATCTACGGCCGCAGAATTGACGGCAAGCCTCGTACGACTGGCGGCTTACTGACCTTTGCGAACTTAAAAGGCGCTGCTAAAGCTAACCTAAAAGGAGAAGAGGTTGGGGCTAAGGCAATTAACGATGTTATGGAACAAGTGTATTTAAGAGGCGGCTCTGCTAACACGATTCTCACCAATACTGCGGGAGCTCGTCAAATTTCAAAATTGGCGAAAGATACTATCCGCACAGAGAGAACGGACGCGGCTACAGGGCACTACGTAAGCACATTCGTTTCTGATATGGTAGGCGGCGGTGTTGCGACTGTAGTTGTAGATCCGAACTTCCCTAAGAACAAAATCGCTTTATTCGACCGTAACATTCTCTCTCTTCATCCATTGAGCGGGCGTTCTGTCTATGACGAGGATGCCACAGTTCCGGGAGCTGACTTTGTTGCGCGCCAGATCCGTGGCGAATACGGAATCAAGATCAAAAACGCGAACGAAAAAATCGCCATCCTCGAAAATATCTCGACAACTGTATCTTAAAGACAATCGACGGGCTTCGGCCCGTCTTTTAATTTGAAAGGAGGCCAACAATGGCAATTACAGATGATCAGAAACGGAGATTAAATGAGTCTATGCCAGTCGCCAACGATCTAAAGCTCGGTGACATCATTCAGGAATTACAGGAAGGCGGAGGCACGGCCGGTCCGAAAGGCGATAAAGGGGACACCGGACCTCAAGGACCGAAAGGCGATACCGGACCAAAAGGAGCGGACGGGTTCGGAACCAAAGCGCAGTATGACGACATCATCGCGCGGCTTAAAGCGTTAGAGGGAGCTGGCTCGTAATAATGGCCGTCTATAAGGCTTCTCCGTTTTATTCCGTAGGCACCGACCAGACGATCGTTTTCGACCATAAAGGCGTTTACGAAACCGATGTTCCGGCCGAAATTAAGCAGTTGAATGCATTATGTCCGCGATGGATTAGCTGTGTTGTGTCAGACGATGAGACGGAAAAGGCGGAGGCAAAGGCGCCGAAAAAGCCTGCACGTAAGTCCTCCGGAAAATAAGGAGGGTTGCGTGCATGGCTTTAAGCGTAGAAGCTGCAAACGATTATATTAACCGAATGACAATCGATAACGAGGATTGGAACGACTATGACGCCGCAAAGCAGCAACGGATACTAAACGTAGCCGAGGACGTCTTGGCTCGAAAGTTTCGTAAGTACGTCATTCCTGACGACGCAGTTTACGAGTTTACGAATGTGCTTGCGACTGCTTATAACGATACGAACCGTCTGAATAAGCACGGCATCGCGTCTTTCTCACTCACCGGCGTCGGGTCGTTTACGTATAAGGAAACGCTTCGAGCTGACGATGAGTCTCTCATACCCAAAAAGACAATCGACCTGATCGAAGAAGAGAACGACGTAAAACTTAGCGGCCGGACCGTAAAAGCGACGGTGATGTAGTTGGCGATCATACCAATGCGTCAGGTCGTGACCGTTACTCGTGCTTCAGACGAAATAGACGTATGGGGAAACCCTGTGAACGTCGAGCCGTTCGAAATTAAGTGCCGAATCGACGAAGGATCTACTATTGCGAATTCACGTTCTTCCGGCGTTGTGAAGAGCGAGGAAGTCGTAGCCACGGCGCGTATATTGGTCGATACATTAGCCGACATCAGGTATACGGATACACTCGCGTTCACGAACGAGCTGGGCGAAACTATTGAACGTAAACCGAAGGAAATAAATGTGAAACGGCATGTCAGCGGTAAGCCGATTCTGACCGAGGTAATCGTATGAGTTTTACGTTGGATGCTGGCGATTTTCTATCGTTATTGGATAGCCGAGAGGTAGCCGTTGAGCAGGCAGCAAAGACAGCGATGCATGATAACACGGATGACCTCGCTAGACTTGCGCAAAATATCGCTCCGATTGACAAAGCTACGCTCCGTCGAGGCATGAAGAAGAAGGTTACGTTAAAGCGCGATAGTCTGATTGGTGAAGTATCGTTCCGGGCCGTCGACAAGGGCTTTAACTATGCGTTATGGACTCACGAAGCGGAATACAATCTCGGACCGAATTCGGCAAGTGCCGGCGGCATGAGCGGCTATCCGGTCGGTAACAAATATCTGGAACGTCCGCTGAAAGGTGAATCGCAGAAATACATTAATCACGTAGCAGACGCGGTAAGAAGGGAGTTGTGATACTCGTTGAAGATAACCGAATTAATCTCGTTTATACAGTCGCGGGTTGACGGCGTTTATTACGCAAACGGATTCCCGCGGAATGCGGCAGATGAATGTACTTATGTGCGATTTACGGGCGGATTTCCTCCGTCTCAATGGACCGGAAAGAGTCAGCCTTCGTTTCAGATAATCGTACGAGGCAAGGCCCGCGGTGACGCTGACTGCGAAGAGAAAGCGTATCAGCTTCAGGAAGCGTTAACGAATCTCCGTGAAGTGTTTATCGGTAATAGCTCAATCGTTGTTATCCGCGCGGCCAATTCGGTGCCGTTATTTATCGGATACGACGACAATGATCGTCCCCAATACTCGTTAAATTTCGATTGTGTAGTGCGCCCTAACCGGGCGCTTTTTTAATGCAAAAATAAAGGAGGAAAACGGATGGCTGGAATTAAAACGATTCAAGTTCCTATCGGCCCCGCAATCGTCGAATACGGCGAGGGTAAGGATATGGTGACGTTTGACATCACGAAGGGCGGCATCGTTTTTAAGGCGCAGATGTCTAAGCAGGATACAACGGTCGACCAATACGGTGACTCGATCGTAGGTTCACGGACAAAGGGCGGAACCTGCGAATGTACCGTACCGTTTGCGATCTATGATTTAGAAAAGATTCATAAGGCGGTGCCGAACAGTAAGTACGTGTCTGACGGAGACAAAAAGAAGCTGGTGGTCAGCGGAAAAGCCGGATATGACTTACTGAAGGATGCGAAGCCTTTACGAATTAAGCCGACAGATCCGGAAGCGACGGCCAACGACTGGCTCACGATTCCGTTAGCTGGTGCGTCGACTGACATCGAATATACGTATGATTCCGATAATGAGAGGATCGCTAACCTAACGTTTACCGGTTATCCGGACACGATGGGAGACGGCGATCTTTTTATTATGGGCGACGAAACGGCCGGGACCTCTTCCGGAACCGGCAGCGAATAACAAACGAAAGGCATCGTCGAGAGGCGGTGTCTTTTTAATTAACGAAAGGAGAGTCGCATGAACATTTTCAAAAAGAAACAGGAGACTGATTCGGTCCAGCTCGGAAAGTATCCGGCCGAGGTTGCGAAACTTACTCCGGCCAAATGGAAACAGCTTTTCGCGGCACTCGATAAAATTCCGTTTCTCGTTCTGGAAGTCTTTAGCGCACCTAAAGTGGAGTTCTACTCGTACTTAGTGAACGCAATTGAGGTCGGCATGGATGAGATCGTCGAGATTACGGCATTATTGAGCGGCGTAGATGCTGAGTACATCCATGAAGAAGTTGGTACAGACGAAATTATCGAGTACATCAGGCTCACCGTTAAAAAGAACCGCCTTGATTCACAAGCAAAAAACGTGAAGAGCCTTCTTCCGAAACTCGAAAAGTAGACGAAGAGGGCGATCCGTATACGATTGACGACTATCTAATCGAAGCGGCTATCAGTTTAGGCGCCACTCAGTATCAGATAGAAAACTCGTTTTATATGGTAGATATCCCGAAATTTGTGCGCGCCAAGACGAAGCGAGGCGCGGTAAGGCGGATAGAAGACATTCGCGTACTTCTTGCAACGAATAGCCGGGCAAGTGAGGACGACGAGTATAAACAGCTCATGAATACGTTGATTCGGGCGGCAGGACTTCGCCCTGAAGTGAAATTCGACCGTGATAAATTCGAACAACTACGGGCTTTACAGGGGAATTTTCGGAAAGGAGGTAAATAGATGGCCGGAACAACAGTCGGAGAAATCCGGGCGCGTATTGAATTAGACATGTCAAACTGGACGCGTAGGCAGGCACAGATTAGAAATGATATGGCGCAAATGGGCCGTTCATCTGCGAATCTCTCGAAGCAAATGGCCCTCGTCCAAAAGGCTTCGCTTGCGGTCGGAGGCGCAGTCGTAGCCGGCATCGGTGTCTCCGTCAAGAAAGCGGCTGACTTCGAGGAGGCCATGTCGCGAGTTAAAGCGATCAGCGGCGCGACCGGTCAGGACTTCGAAGATCTGAAGAACATCGCGGCTAAGATGGGCGCCGAAACAAAATACACCGCAGTCGAGGCGGCCGAAGGTCTTCAATACCTCGCGATGGCGGGCTTCAGCGTAAAAGCGCAAGTCGGATCGTTGCCGGCCGTGCTTAACTTGGCTGCGGCTTCAGGCGAAGGACT